CATCAACCTAGTTGATTGCATGGAATTGGCTTATGAGGAAATCAAAAATCGCAAGGGAACGTTGCTTTCCAATGGCGTGTTTGTGAAGGATGAGACATGAAAAAAGAACAAATTCTTGGAGCGATATACAACCTGGGGCTGTTTGATTCCCGTATGGAGTGCATTGACTTGGTAATGAGAGGCACAAAAAACCCCGTGCAGACAACCATCCTCAAGGCTCTACAACGTGACCGCCGCCGCATTGCCATGATGATTGCGGGGGATAACAAAGACCTTCGCGGGTTAGTTGACTCCTACACAGTGGCAAGCGGGGAGAGCAAGACATGAAATACATCCTAGACTTTTTTGCCCTGGTTGGCTTATGCGCCAGCATCATTGCAGCAGGGTTTTATTTAGGGTACGCCACTTACAAGCCTGAATGTGAAATATGGGTTGCCTCGTTTACCAAGGAGTGCAAATGATTAAGTCAATCAAAAAGCTCCTGCAAACACCTACCATTATTGAATTGGTGGTCAAAGAATTGGTAGAAGCGCGCAGGTCTAAATTGGAAGCTGAAAGCGCGCAGGACTACGCAAAAAGCGTAGTGCAATACAACATCGACCGAATCGAACGATTGGCCAAAACATTGGATGAGCTGAAGGAGCAAGCATGAAAGACGACGACGAAACCGAGGACATGATTTTTAGTTTTATTTTTATCGCAGTCACCATATTCACCGTGTTGTTTGCTGTGGCTGGCATTGCTTGCGTTATATGGAGTTTGATATGACTGAAGAAGATGAAGCGTTTGATGAGATAGTCCGTAAACAGGGGATGTGGGGTGGTGGCTTTATGGCTAAGAGGGCTATGGCTGCGGATAAGGTGCTTGACCTTGATGGTCATGTAGTGGGAAAAGTGCGAAAGCCAAAGCGCGAATGGGTAGGGCTGACGGATGAGGAACGCGAAGGTATTGCAAAAGATTACAGCTTGATTGGGTACAAATCACCATTCAAAGAAATTGAAGCAAAACTTAAGGAAAAGAACACATGAGCAAACGTGACTTAGCACTGGATAGTCTGACGCGCATCTGCGAGATACAGCAGCGCCTAATTAACCAACTGATTGCTATGGAACAGAACAGTTATGCCCGTGGGTATGAGGATGGGATGGCGGCGCAGGTTGAGGTGGATATAGCCTTAAACGAAATGGTGGTTAAAAATGAAACTATATGACGTACCTAGGAATAGCACAATCGTGCTTAAAGATGGGCTGGAGCTAAATTTTCACCACGTTGACGGCATGTACAGTGTGTGTACAGATGATGAGGGCAACGTGTACCACATTGGCGCAACTGAAGAGGTGGAAGTTAAGCTAAAGGAGGAGCAATGAGTTTTGAGAATGTTCCCCATGCGCCAAAAACGCCAATTATTCGGGGCTTGCTGCATAACTTCCCTGATGGCTTGACAGTCTCAGAAATCTGCACAAAGACGTTTATTGATTCGCGGGTTGTCCGCACTTGCCTAAAAAAGATGGCAGATTGCTACATTGATAGGTGGCTGGTAGGCAAACATCAAAAGCCGCCAGAGGCTGTTTGGTGTGTAGCTGATGTGCCTGAGAATTGCCCTAAACCAAGTAACAGAAAGACTAAGGAATGAATATAAAAATCAATGCCACATTTCAAGACGAAGAAGAGGCCATCAAAGCTATCCACTCAGGGTATGCTTGGCAGACTCTGCATGAGATAAACGAAATACTGCGCCAACAAAGAAAACACGACTTACCTTTTGAGCAAGTCGTGTCACAAATCCAAGCGTCTGTAAATGACGCATTGGCTATGATTTACCCAGATTAGACTTCTTCGTCTTCTTCCCAGTCGTCTTCGGACTCATCGTCCTCTTCGACTTCTTCTTCGTCTTCTTCGATGTCTTCCACGACTTCCCAACCGTTTGCTTCGTAGTAAGCGGCTGCGTCCTGGATGACCTTGATGACGTTCATATCGTCAGTGTCGATGGTGATGGAACCCGACTCGATTAGCATTTCAAACTGATACATGGTAACTCCTATACGTTGATGATTTGACCTCGAAATTCAACCTGATTTTCATCCCACTTGTGAACTAGCTCAGGCCACAAAAGCTTACCACCCTTGAATGTCAGAACGGCAAACCCAGACCTGTGGTTTAATGGATTACCTTCGCCGTAATCAAATTGTGGCCCATAAGGTTCTGCTAAAGTTCCCGTATCTACGCCGTACCTATTCCCCGTGTAATCAGCAAATGGAGTCACTTTTAGGCTGTGCAAATGCCCAGTCACTATGTTGATTCCAGCGCCAACAGTGTTGTTGTGGGCAGCATGAACGCCATTCTTATAACGGTGCTTTATAACGCAGTCTTTTGTAGGCCAAACAGACCATGCAAACTCCCATGCTGGCAGATGGTCTTCCAACTTGAATCCCTGAACCTCACGATACTGAGGCGCTTGCACTGCTAACTTATTAGCAAAACGGGTGTCATGATTTCCCCATGTAAACAGTAGCTTTACATTATGTCTGGCAGCTTTTGCTGTTTCCTCTATTTCGCCAAGGTGGGCTTGGACTGCTTTTAGTTCTTCAATCACGCTTGGAGTTTTAGACCATCCCAACGGGTCATGCCTACTAATGGAGGCTCCGTCAAATGCGTCCCCGTTGGAGATAACTGCGTGAGGCTTTAGCTCTTTGATTGCCCACAACAGACCTTTGTAAGCCGTTGTATATTCTCCAGGCCAAAAATGCGAGTCGCTAAAAACAATGATGGTTTGGTCAAGTATGCCAAGGTCTACGCGATTGAGTGATGTTTTTATCGGCTGTAATTGCGCGTACAAATTGGTATTCGGATGCACGGTAGCCAACGGCATATTTTCGGATGCCTCAATCCTGCGCCGCCTGCGGTGAACAGCGCGTCTATCAATCTTCAAGAACTCAGCTACTTTTTCAACAGAGCCTAGACGATTCCAAATTTCTAAAAATTCAGCACGTGAAACTTTTGCTACCATGGTGACCCCGCGAAGTTTCGCGGAATCTAACACACATCTATTGTATAAATACTACGCCATCTATACATTTCGCTCAAAGTGAGGGCAATCAACCAAGGATTTAAAGTTGCCGCCCCAGCGGTTCTTAGGATGCAGGCTCTCCCAGTACGCACCTAGCGGAGCCAGGATGCCCTTGTCCCATATGATTTTGCCATCACGGAAGAAGTTTAGGTCGATAGCGCAACGCTTCAAGTGAATGCTGTTCATGGTCTTGCTACGGCCCGTCTTAAAGTAGATGGCCTGCTGTTCAGGTGTACGCGCTAACTCGCCGCCCGTGACCATAAAACCCTGCTCAGTAGCGTACTGAATCAGCTTGCACATATCCAATAGGAAACCTGCCTGCTCTTTACTAAGACTCATACAAACCTCTTTTCTGAACAACTAAGTCGATGCAAGTGGCATCCACTATTGCACCCATTTTGACGTATTCTTCTTTCTTTTCCATCACAACTGCTATGCACTTTTGCCTGTCAGTGTAGTGGGCATTTTGCTGGAAAAACTCGCAATGCCCATTCATACAGATGTACAAGACGGGAATGAAGATGCTCATTTGTTGCTCCTCATCTCAGCCAGTTTTTCTACAGTACGTCCACCAAAGTACGCGCCCATGATTAGCATTCCCCAGTTCCCCAACAAGGTCACATAGGACTCATTGGCGTTGTAACCATACGCACTCATCATCGCAAACAAGAAGTAGCCGCAGAAGATGGCAATCAGGCTCATGGGCCGGATGTTCTTGGACAGCCAAGAGTCCGAAGACATATCCGCTTTCCAGCGGTCGGTGATGTTCTCTGCGTCGGACTGTGCTGCTTTAGCATACAGTTCCATCTCAGCCATCTCCAGCTTGGCCTTCTCGATGCCCAACTCAATCAGGCGCTCTTCATGCTGGTATTGCAACTCGCGTAGCTTCTCAACGTCAGCGGGAGTAGGATTATCAGGAATCTTGATTCCCAATGTGTTCTCAACTACCTCCTTGCCTTTTGCCTGGATAGCAGAAGACAGAAGACCAAGGCCGCTTTCAGCAAGCGTGCCCAACAATGCGCCAATAATTGGAATCATGAAAAACCCCTATTTGTGATAACGTGAAATGCGACACTTACTAGCGGAACAACGATAGCAGATGCACCAGAAATCCAGAGTGTATTCATGATAATCGCCACCTTCACTTCTTTGTCCTTCTGCTTTCGTTCCGCTTCTTCCTGCTCTAAAAAAGCCCGTTCTTTCTTTAACCTCGTTCGCTCTGCCATCATCTCTTCCCACACTGGCGCATTGCCACTGTAGAAGAGAATGTCCTTCAACTCTTTTTCATGCTCTCGCAACGCCTTAGATGCCAGTGCAATTTGGAGTGCTTGTGCGCTAATCTGTGCATCTGTCTTTCCAATTGAAGCAATCCTGGCCTTGCTGCTTGCTACATGAACCGTATCTGCCGCTTGGTAGAAACTGCTGAATTCTTTATAGAGGCTGTGGATGTCTTTACCAAGGGCAACTGCTTTTTTATTCCAGCTACAGCACCTTGTGCTAGAGCGAATGCTGTGAAGGGGTCTATCATTTCTTGTTCACCACCACCCATCTGCAAATGCGCCCATCTTTGTCAAGGAACTCATTTGCTCTAAGCATATTGTCCTCATCTTTCTTTGGAATGCGGCAAACCAGCACTGTTTTAGTCTCTGTTCCAGGCCAAGGGCTTTCGGCAGAGGCTAATAGAGCACTGAATCCGTGAGTTAGTGGCATTATTTCTTTTGGTTTTGCAGACCAATTCCAGCAGAAAACAATGACACAGGTGTTTGCGCTTCAATATTTTGACCAAATACGTTTACAGAAGGCGGCGGTTTGGGAGTGTTGCCAGATAAAAGACCGCTTATTACTGTTCTAGCTTGACTTTGGCGTAACTTTTGTTGAAGCGCATCTGCTGCAATGCCAGCGACTGGCAATCCAGCAAGAAATGAATAACCAGCAGTTGGGCCGCCAATTGCAAGAGCAGTTCCAGTAATCGGAGCGCGCTCAGGGCTAAATCTTGAGACAAAAGAAAGCAATGGGTCTAACGAACCGCCTTTGGCAACTCTGCGAATTGCCGCCTGTTCATCTGATGTAAATAGTTTCATCTTATCTTTATTGGCATAGAGATTAATAAAGCCACTACGGATTAGTTCGCTTTCTGATTTGCTTCTGTCTAGAGCCTTGGCATCAGCAACATCCAAAATATTTTCAAGCGTGGTAGCCCTACTTTGATTGCGCCAATCTTTGCGGGCAGCCATAATTTTCTTGACTGCATCATCAACCCCACTAGCCCCAGCAACAACATCTTTTGGAGAAAGTTGAGCAATGTAATCATCAATAGATGCAATCATCGTTTTGGCAAAAAACCTAACCTGCTGGTCTGAGTTTTTAAGCAAATTATTTGCCATTTGACGAGTTTGGTCTATATCACTAAATTTAACATTTCCACGACTATAAACACCTTCAATTTGATTTAAAACATTCTTTACTGGAATGGCATTTTCAGGTAAAAATAAATTTTTATCTAAGTCGTTTTTTATTTTGTTAAAAAGTGCATTAGACCCATTGCTTGACAACACAATCCCAGCATCATTAACAGAACGATAAGACTCTGTAGCCCTATCTCTGATGTCTTGGATGGTAACTTTTGGGCCGCCACTTTCTAGGAAGTATTGAGAAGTTTTAGCTGCTGCGCCGCCAGCAAGTACGCCAACCCCAAGAGCCGCCAATGTTGCAGCCGCATCACTGCCAGTAAACTCTTTGACTTGTTCTGCAACTGGTACTGCCGCCATTGAAGATGCAGCAGCAGCAGGAATTTGCGCTTCAAGACTCTGCCCAAAGATGCTTTTTGGGGCAAGTTTTGCCAATCCAGCAGTGCTTGTCATTGCCTGCATTCCTGCTTGAGACATACGCTCAGGCGTTGTCTCTGGCGATGGCAAACCAATAGCAGTTAAGCCCTCTTGCACCATTTGAGATGGATAACGCACCTGAGATGTTTGCGCTAGATTTGCACCTCCAGCAAGCAAATCTCCTACCATAGTGACAGGCGAAAGAACACCAGAAACAATTGCTCTGCCAGCCAATCCTGCTTGGCGACCTAGCTGCTGCATTGTGCTTGGCTCTGCAACTAGGGGAGGCTCAGGCGGCAAAACACCAAATTTTTGCCTAATGGCAATTCTTGTATCTTCGTTTGCGTTTACAAAATTAGGGTCTTCCGCTGAAAATTTATCAAAAATAGCTTGCTTTGTTACATCATTAGCATTGATGTAATTTGGGTCGGTAAGAAGTGATTTTAAGTCGGCCATTTTTAATTTTTCAACAAAGGATTATTGGAATCTACTCCACGCCCACCTGCTGCTGGTGGCGTTATTGAATACACCTCAGAAAAGTCAAAATCATTCAAATCGCCATATTTATTGGCATGAGCATTCATTTTTTTGTAGTATGCTATCTTCCCTTTTTGAATTTGCTCAATCTTATCGAGCAACTCTGTTCTTGCCTTTGCACTAGTTGTAAGCTGAGGAATTCTGTCCTCAACAAACTTACGGTCTGCATCAGATATTTGAGCGCCAAGTTTTCCACCAAGGTCTTGCATAACCAAATCTTTAGCAGATTTATCATAAATTTGCGAAGATGTAAGAATAGAAACTTGGTTGCCACTCAAAAGGCCAATGCTTGCCAAAAGATTAGAAGCGCCAACATAAGAATTTGCAAGTGGGCCAGTAACCAATTGTCCAGTTTTATCAAGTTGCTTCATTGTAGAAATAGTTGTAAGAGCTTGTGAAGCAGCCCTCGCATTAGTGGTCGCATCTGAAAGTTGCTGGTCTTGAGTTTTTCCTCGACTTTCTGCAAACGCCGATTTTTGTTTTGCAGCAGGAGCATTTACAGTTGCGCTTACCTTTGCGGTAGTTCTGTCAACAGTACCAGCGTATGGTACGCGCACAGTTTTACCATCTTCAATTTTGAAGGTAAATTGTTCATCTTTGTTTACATCAAGGTAAACGGCATCGCCTTTGGCAGATACGCCAATCTCTTTTATGTTTGGCTTATCTGCTGCTGCTGCTTTTTCTGGCTTTAGCTCTAAATCTGCATAGTTACCACTATCAGAAAATTTTGCTAAAGAAGCGGGTGTAAAGTCAGTTGGATTGACATTAGCAATATTTTTGTTGTCTTTAACTTTTTCTGGCTTCAGTACTAAATCATTGTAGTCGTTACTTAACGAAAACGCTGCAACAGAAGCTGGTGTGTAACTTTCAGGATTGATGTTGCCAATTAATTTTTCTGGTTTGTCGGCTTTAGATGGCTTTAATACCAAATCAGCATAATTACCACTCACATTAAACGCCGCAATAGATGCTGGCGTGTAGTCAGACGGATTAACGGGGCTAACTAACTTATCAGCTTTGCCAGCTTTAGGAACCAAGTCGCCATAATTGCTAGATGCTATAAATGCTCTTACAGATTCTGGCGTGTAGTCGGATGGGTTAATTTTTGCAAAAACTGCATCTGTGCTAGCAGCGGCACTGCCTTCTTTCATGCGCTGTTGTGCCAGGGCAATCTCGCTATTAGCCTTACGAGCGTACTGAGCCAATCCAAGTGCCTCTTGCATGAAGCCTGCATCAGCAAGCATCTTTGCACCATTCATCATGGACTCAGGATTGCTCTGGTCAATCTGCTTAGAAATGGCGTTCAGGGCGCTGATACGCTGCAACTGAGGGTCTACTCCGCCCAATGCTCCACCAAGCGCACCAGCGAGGTTGTAGCCTGCTTGCTGTACGCCTACAGCAGCCTGCTGGAAGGGGTTAAGGTTTTGCAACGCAACTGCACGGTTAAAAACCTGCTGTTGCTGTTGCTGCTGATACATTTCGGGATTGACCCCGAATAGACCGCCAACAATATCGTCTGCCATGATTATTTCCTATGTTGGGTTAAGTCGAGAAAGCCTTGAGAATAGCTGCCTGCAACTGTGGGTTATTTGCAGCTTGACTAAACAGATTGCCACTGTAGCTAAAGGCATTGGCAGGCGCTTGTGTAGCTGCACTTTGTAGCATTCCTTGCGAAAGCAGTTGCCCAGCTTGGGCAGCAGATGCAGTAGTTCTAGCTCCGATTTGCGTACCCAGTGTCATTGGCTGTTGTGCAAGGTTTTCTAATCCAGTGGTTGTATCTATGGCAGCAGCAAACGGAGCGTAAGCAGCAGTCTGCCCACCATAGTATTTGCCCATCAAATCACTTCCTGCGCCAAGCAGTCCTGCGCCAAATTGAGCCTGTTGTTGCCCAGCCTGTTGGCCTTGTGCAGCCAATTGCAGATTGCTTTGGGCAAGTGCGTTGTAGTAAGCAGCAAGCTCAGGGCTTGTAGCCATTAAGTTGCCGCCTTGGGCAACGGATAGCCCGCCTCGACCTTGCGCCTGTAGCGTGTTTTGCAGTTGAGCAAGTTGTTGCTGTTGCCCAGGAGCAAGCAATGCCTGCTGCTTTGCAATGTAGTCTGCGGCCTGCTGCTCAGGAGTTTGCTGTAGATAACCTTGTCCAAGATTGAACAGACTCTGTGCGCCAGCAGTTAGCGGAGCATACGCAGCTTGCGCCCCTTCAGCACCAGTTAGACCCTGTGCAGCAAGTGCGCTTAAGCGGTTTTGATAGGCTTGTATTTCAGGGCTTGCAGTGTAGCCAGCACCAATCACATTGCCTTGTGCGTCAGTAGTGAAATTAGATGCACCAAAGCGAGTGGTAACGCCAACAGGACGGAACTTAGCGGCATCTGCTGCAATGCGGGCAGCTTCGACTTGTGCAGCAGCTTGCGTCTGTGCGGCTTCCCTTGCTTTCTCTGCTGTGTTGGCAGCACCAAGACTTTGCAATCCGCCTGTTATTAGGGATGGAAGAATAGATGATGAGCTCGCACCACTTGGGAAAAGGTTAGATGCAACATTTCCAATAGAGGAAAGCAAGCCTCCGCTTGCGCCACCTACGCCCGATGCCGCAGCAGTCTGTGCTGCTGTCAATCCGCCTTGAGCAGCAGCTTGTGCGCCAAATGAACCTGGGGACATCCCAGACGCAACAGCTTGGTTTGCCGATAAAAGACCAGCGTTAGCCAACACTTGGGCTGAAGGAGCCGCCAAATATGCGGCTTCAGTTGCTGCTAATGCGCCAGGGGCAGAACCTGCCGTAAGAATAGACTCTATTCCCGTGCCGCCGCCGCCAAGTAAACCGCCTGCCGCCTCGCCCCCACCTCCAGCAAGACTAAGGTCAACCGCAGGATTAAAACCGCCAAGTGCTGCACCTCCAGCCGTAGCAAGAGCAGCCAACATTACTGCTTTCTGGAAATCTGGATTTGCTGTTGTTTGGTTAAGCCCTGTCATTAGGCCGCCCAAAGCCCCGCCTAAAACTGAACCTGCTCTTGGCCCTTGTTGCGTTACATTTCCTTCAGGGTCATAGAATTTGAATGTGTCTGTTGCAGGGTCATAGCTTTGGTACGCGGATTCTCTTTCTACGTACTCCCTTCTCTCTCTTCCGCCATCAAGTGCTGGGCCGTACAAGCCACTTGACTGAACTTCTCCACTAGCAATTTTTCTCTCAAAGTCAAGCATCTGTTGACTTTTTTGATAAACGGGGTCATCTACAAAAGTAACAGATTGCCCGCCTCTTTCATTGCGTACTACATTTGGAGACATCCCAACCCTACCAATCAAAGTCCTTGGGACTCTATCAGTCGCTACGCTGTAAATTGGGTCGCCATACTTTGTAGCCAATGGGTTGCCAAGATAGTCTATTAACTCAGGCGTGTAGTTCCCTGGTATATATTGTTGCGTGTATGCCATTTTTAATCCTTACATTGTTCCGGCAGCAATCACATTGCCAATGACAGTGAAATTTCCACTTGCATCTAGCTTTGCCACATTGGTTCCGCTAGACTGAAAATACAGAACTCCAGCAGTTTCAACAAGTGCAAAGTTTGTCAATACGCCATTTGCTTTGCTTGCAATGGCAGTTGCAATGTTGTTGAATTCGGTGTCAATCTCTGTGCCTTTAACGACCTTACCTGAATTACCAGGAGCAAGCGCGTCTTTTGCCGCAAAGTTAGTTGATTTGGTGTAATCGCTCATACAAGTTTTCCTCGTTTCGCCTGAATTTCAATTTTTTGGATACTTACAGCAAACCCATTGATGTCTGTCTCATATCCAGTTTGCACTGCTTTGCCAGAACCCGTAGCTTGGCTAACAAGCACTTGCAACTGAATTCCGCTTGAATAATAGGCAACGGGGGAGCCATTAGCGCCATATTCAGAAATTCCGTATTGTGCAACTGTTGATGTAGGGATGGATACGTTTTCTGAGAAATATTGACCAGCAAAGTCAAATCCCCACTTAATCGTAAATCCTTGATTTGAGCCGCCAATGACGGTAACAAGGATTTTCTTCAAGATAGAAGTAATGCCGATGTCGCCAAAGTCAGCATAGTTGGTAAAGTATTGCAGCCTGTAAGTTGATGTGTTATCAAGATAGGTGTCGTACTTGCCAATGTAGCCAGATTTACCAATAAGTAAGTCGCCATTACGCCGAGACAAGAAACAAGTAGGCTCAATAGAGTCCCACACGGTCACACGGGCAGAGCCATCTTGTAATTGCGTCTTGGTGTCAAAGACGTAAACTTGTTTTGATATAGGAAGAGTTAACAAGTAGAAAGCATTGATTTCAGAATAGACCGCCTTGCAGTTAACAAGAGTTTCAAGTGAAAGTGCCTGCATCAAGTCATTGCGGACATTCTTAGATAGGTCACGCAAAGGCGCAGACTTCTCTTGAATAGTGCGTAATAGAGAACGTACTCCACTGTTTGACAGGAAAACGATGTCGCTACCTGTAGTGTGAATAGTGTCACGCCCAAGGCATCCAACGCTGGAGATAGAGTCACTTAGCTGCATGGTTGCAGGCGTAGTGGCATTAGCGTAAACAAGGATTTGACGCTGACCAAAGATGAACAGGAACCCATTATGTGAAGCTAGGCCAACAATTTTGTCTGCGCCGTTAGGCCAAACACGGCTTACATCCAATGTCCCAGAAGTGCCACCACTCCAGACATGACCAGCCAACAGGTCAGAAAAAGTGATGGTTGTGTTGTCAGTTGTAGTGCTTGCCGCCCAAATTCGACCAAAGGCAGAAATGCCAATGTTTGCCTGTGGCGCAGTGCCTACATAGCCAGTCTTCTCGCTTACTCTGCGGAATGTTGTAGTGCTAACAGCAGGGTCATAAATTAATGGGTCATAACCTGCTTGGAAGAAGTAGGCAATTCCATTAAGAGAGCATATCTGCCAATCATTTGCCGTGATTGTTGGCGCAGTGCCTCCCCCCCCATAGGTCAACTCAGTTACTGCATTCGCAGCTCCTAGCTTAAACAGCTTGTTATTGCCTGCAAAAAGAACAGTTAGAGTGCCATCAGATTGCACCAATTCGTGCATAACGCCAACATTGTTTGCCCCTAAAGCCCCGCTAGATGGGTTGACCCTAGAGTAACCTTTGCGAGAGCCAATGCGCCCGTACTGGTCAATGACTGCATTTGTGGCAATAGATGCAAAACCTGAAGCCAAGTCCAACTGAGAGTCTTGGGTGTTTAACCCATAGAACCCAGGCGCTGATACGCTGTAGGACTGTAGTGCTTGGCTCATGTCGCAATAAATTCGTTAAAGTCAGGAAAGCGAGTGCCTTCCAATGCTATGTAGTCAGATAGCATGGACTTGTATAACAGGAATGCCTCGGAAGAATTCATTGAACCATCTTCACCACGCTCAACCAATGCGCGGGAATATGCGTTCTGCGCCACCAATACATCAGGAACGAGGCATACGGTGCTATCAGAGGACAAGGTAGCCTGTGGCACTGCCAATGAGAAAAGAAGGCTATAAACGCCATCTGGACGAGGATACAACGTCACCTTTGCATCGTAGTTAGAATCCACTCCATCAAAAACATATTGGCTTGGGATGGTTGCTGCTGGAACTATTGCATAGTTCTGGTAGCGATTCATCTGCACAAAACCGATGTTTTCCAGCGGAATGTTGGATGTAGAGTTGATGGCATCCAAGACCTGGAACTTCTGCCCAGCGCCAGTTAACGAATACTTGTAAGTTCCAGCGGTAGTGGTAACTGTAATGTCTTTGCCAAGAACGTTCCAAGGAAATGCGTCTTCTACTTGGCGCTTTGCATCGTTTACAAATTTGCCAATCAAGGTGGAATAGGGTGTTGCATTGACAGTCGCAACTGTCTGCTCACGCAGTCGAGCAAGGACATCATTAACGAGTTCTAGATAAGTCATATTCTTGTCAGTCCTTCTAGCTCAAATGTTGCCAATACTGCAAAAGTTGATGCAGATTCAGTTGTTACCTTCAAAATATCGCCTTCTTCCATTACAAAATACGTTGCAGAAGTATCAAAATCTCGCATCGTTTTGGCGGAGACAACTTCCTCAAATACAAACGAATATGTTACAGATGCACTTGTATCTGTCCAGGAAAATGTAATGTGCTTATTAGATGAGCCTTGATTTGTAGCGCGCAGCAAAGTCACCTTAGCGTAGTACCCTGTAGGCACTGTGTAAAGTGTAGTAAGAGTTGCTGCTGTTGGATTTGCGCCAACTGACAATGCTCTCATTTTTTGGCCTTGTTCCTACTAGTAATTGCCTTGGCCTTAGCCTTGGCATCTTCCTTGGAGGACGCGCCCCACGCTTTGAGCGAGAGCAGTAGACGGGTTGGTTTGCCATCTTTTTGCTCCGGCCCTGGCATATTGCCCATCCGTGCTAAAAAGGAGGCCCGTCGAGGGTTGTCACCTGACTTTACTGGTGCTTTCAAATTGCCGCCAGTCTCAGCATTATAAGATGCTCTGCCCTTGGCATTCAAGCCGCCTTTTGGATTTTGACCAGCTTTTGTTTGCCAAGTTGGAGATTTCATCTATTTCACCTTTTTTGCCTTCTTCGCTGTCTTTGCTGCCTGTTTGAAATCAGCAGCAGTAGGTGCGGCCTTAGACCCCACCTTATTCATTTTTTCACCAGAGCCAGCCTTAATTCGGGCTTGCTTGGCATTGATATTAGCGTAAAGACCTTGTTTCATTTCATCTTCTTCATAGGCTTAGATTTGCCAGCCTCAGACAATGCAATGGCAATGGCTTGCTTTTGAGACTTTACTACTGGGCCTTTTTTAGAACCAGAGTGCAGTTCACCTTTGCCGTACTCTTTCATTACCTTACTGACCTTTTTTTGAGCCATTGTAGGTTTTTTCATATCAATTGCGTCACTGAAAATGTTGAAGTAGTTACGTCTGCATCTTTGATAACAGCAATCTTATCGCCTGGATTAACTCGAATAATCTCAGAGTAATTATTGGGCATCATGGCAGATGTTGTAATACTGGCTGTTGGATTAGTACCAATTTGATAGTGGCAATGCCCCAATGAACAAGCCAAACGAACCATTGTGGTAGACGCGCCAAAAGCTGTAGATTGAACGCTAGATGTTGTAACAGTAAACACTTGCGTTGTGCCTAAAGCTGGAATGCCAACGGCTACTCCATTAGGGTCAAGTTGAAAGGTAGACATTATTTGCTCCGCTTAGATTTACTCATCATGTTAGTGGCTGTGCGCTGACCACGGACAGGCAGAGGCATTTTTGGCTTGCCAACTGCGACCATGATAGTCAATGGCATAGCTTTTTTCTTGGATGCAGATTTTGCTGCTGGCTTAGAGGATTTTCCGTACATCATGCTTTATCCTTAGTAATAGGCCCACCAGATTTCCATGCGTCACAAGTACGGGCCGCTGCACAAGTGAATTGAAACAAGTCGCAATATCCAAGGTCTGCCGCCTTGATGAACTGCTGGTCATAGGACAAGCCTTCTTCATCTTTCTCAAGACCTTGCGTGATACAGGCCATCATCTTGGGAGTCTGGATGAATGCAGCACAGTTCCCGCAAAGCATCCCTTTAATTGAGTCTGTAGGTGAGTTATACATCTTGGCCTTCTTTAGCCAAAACGCATCATTTGCCTCGCTAGGATTAGGAGGGCCGTAACCGTACTCTTTAAAGGCGTTGTTCCTGTTTTTCAAGTTAATAGTAATGTCCTGCGTAGCAACAGGGCAAACTACACCAGAAAGCAGACCTTCTTTCATCGTAGCACTTTAGTGGCAAAAAAAGTGATAGCGCCACCAATGGCAGATGCTATGGACATTCCGACCCAAAGGCCACCTTTGCTTTGGTTCGCCATCTCAAGAAGTGTTTTCACATCTCTTGATAATTGAGAAACCTGTTCATGTAGAGCTTCTACCTGGGCTTCTAGCTTACCAAATTCTCTTGCACTAATCTCGGTCATGCTCTTGCACCTTTTTAGGACGGCCTACAGATTTTTTAACGTCTTCTTGTTTTAAGGACTCTTCATTAACCAGTTCGTATTCAGGATGCTGCATCATCACATCAATGTCGTACTGAACATTGAAGTTGACAAAATTACCACTTACCAAACACTTGAACTTAGCCATAAAAATCCTTGAAACAAGAAAGGGGAGCAAGCCCCCCTATCTTTACACCATCCGTGCAATAACCAAATCAACGGTAGTCGATGCAAGGTCTACAGAACCACCAGTTGTATTGGTGGTGGCGATTGTCACGGTATTAGCAGCAGAAACATAAGCGCGGCGAACTAGCCCAGCCTCGCTTACAGCCACAGACATACCCAAAACCATATCGCCAAGAGCAACACCAGGAACGGTAACTGTATCAGTTGCAGCGCCTCCAGTTGAGATAGAGGCTGAATCTAGAGTTGCAACAACAGCCCAAGTGTCAGAAAAAATACCACGAAATTGGTCATTTCCACGGCGGGAAACAACAGCGGTAGCAGCAGCCATATTTGTACTCCTTAAGAAAGAACCCCCCACCGTTAGGCAGGGGGATTACCATTAGCTTGGTACGACCAGGGCGTAGGCTGCGGACGAGTTAGGTTCGCCAGCGGTGGCGCTATCACGCAGAGCTTTCACGCCGTACAGAGTATCGGCGGTCAGCAACGTAGCAAGGTATTCTTGCTTGTACTGAGTCTGAGTGCGAACACCAACTTGCTCAACCAAGACCAAAGCGTCTTTGTGACCCATCAAGCAGACACGGGCAATTGCAGAGCCGCTTGCTGGGAACGCAGCAGTAGCAGATGCAGAGTCAGCGTTGCTGGTGGCAAAGACAGCCATGCCGTACAGTTGACCAATTTCGCCATTACGGATTGCATCACCATTGCCCACAAAAGCCTGCTCGGTATAACGGGCAAGGCCCATCAACGTATTGCGGCTAGAAGGAGGAATGATAAAGAAACGACCGTCCATAGGAACATCGTTATCGTCCAGGCGCTGGATGGTGCGGCGGATAGCCACATCAGTCAGAGCAGAGGCGTTACCAGTGTTGGTATTGGCAGAGTAGTCAAAAGTGGTAGTGCCATCGCCACCAATGTAAGCAGCAGTGTAGCGGGCGCTTCCAGCAGTACCGCCGTTGAAGTTACGACCAAGCTGAACCAAATCGGTGTCAATTTGTTTCGCCAGAGCATAACCAGCATCAGAGGTATAGAACGAGCGCAGGCTATTCAGAGCTTGTGCCTCAACGATGTCCTCAATCAAGCGGCTATATTCATAGTGCTTGTTGATGGAAACGTCAACGGTAGTCTCAGTAGCTGCAATCAGGGTAACAGCAGTGCTTGCTGCTTTAGCAGAAGCAGTGCCACGATAAGGCGCAGGCAGGTGAACGGTGTCGCCTTTCTTGCCTTTGAAATTCATCTTCGTAACCAGATTAGCCAGAACAAGATTCTTCTTGTAGGCCGCAACGATTTCATCAGACCAAATTTCAGGGATAAAGGTTGCCGCCGTAGTGGTAGTAACCGCAGGGGTAGGAAATGCCATGTTAATTCTCCAAAATCAAAAGTTAGTTACTTGACCCGTCCCTCTGCGTATGCGGTCATGATTTCATCACTCAGCGCATCGTAGCGAGATGGGTCGGTCATCTTCAGCCGAATCAGGTCAGCCCTTCGGTAAACCTTCTTTGAACTCTCTCCAGTTCCACCTGTATCGACTGCTGCGGCTCTCATACTAGTAGCCCTAGCTGTTTGACCAGCTTGTTCGGCTTGCTTAGTCTTCACGCCACGCAACTCTTTATAGGTAGAAATCAGTTCGTTAGCCGAATCAAAATCAAACTCACCATCTGCCTTCGCATACAGCCCCAAGCGAACAGGTGAAGATTTCACCCAATTCACAAAGTTCTGGTCTTGTGCAACTTGCACAAAATCAGGATGTGCCTGCGATAACTTCTGCTGAATCTGAGCCTTCTTGAACTCGATACCTGCTTGTCGAGCAGCTACCACATCAGGATGGCTATCAATCGTCTTCTGAACTGCCTTCTGTGGATTCTCAAAGAAATCTACTTCTGGCTCATCCTCTTTGACATATTGCTGCTTAGAAGAAAGGTTCTGCTTAATTAGCTCATCTGCAAGTTTCCGCACTTCGCCAACTTCTTGTGCCTGCTTCCCAATAAGCCTTTCGGCTTCTTGGTGCATCTTCACAATGTCTTCTAAACTTTTGTCCCTGTATTTATCAGGAAGTTCATTAACCTGTTGTTGTCTAGTCTCTTCAACTTCCAACTCGCCAAGCGTCTCATCTTCTTTGTCAATCAACATATCGTTTCCTTTTCCTGCCGTACTTTCGGTTGTAGGATATTAACGCGACACTTTCATGTTTGTGCGTTAGCTTTGCGCTCAGATTTTAGCTTGTCAGTGTGGCTTTTAGGAAATCTCCCATATGCAGAGGGGAAACTTCCAGACCATCCTTCCAACCTAAACGCTGGAGCAGAGAGTGCGCGAACAGCTAGTTCACCACACTCACATTGGACATTTACCGCCTCATAAGTGGTAAATTTCTCAAACTTTTGCCCGCATTTGCAGGCGTAATCATACATTCTTTTCATTCAATTCCTCGTATGCAGTCTCACTGGCCTCTTTCAAGGTTTTCAGCCAAGTAAGAATTGAAAGTTCACCTTTTTTGAATTGTAGGTCTTTTTCGTCAGAAACTGTTGCAATGTTGTTTATTGAAGCAATAATTTTATCAACATCTTCAATTAAGTCTTTCCAGCCATCCATTGAGAATAGATTGAACCTATCCTCATAGTATTTCTGAAGCTCAGGTGTCATTAGTTACGCGCCCCAAGGTGTACCAGTGGCGCTTACAGGGTTTTTCAATGCTGCAATTTGTGCGGCAAGGCCAGCTTCAACAGCAGTCTTGTCCACGCCATTAGCCCAGCACCAGTCCAGCACTTCCTGCTGAGTCACGTTGGCGTAGGGAATGGATGGCGTAGCAGCCGCAAAGCCGCAAGTGCCGTAAGAGCCAGCGGTGTATTCACCATCAACAGCGGATGCTGTCCAGTGCGCGGTGGTGATAAAGCCGTCTGCTACCAAGTAGTCAGTTTGTACGATGTTCCAAGTTGTAGTGGTCATGGTAAGTCCTTTAGTTAGATTCAAGTGCCACAATGCGGGCGGTTAGGGAAGTGATAAGAGCTTGTTGCTCTTGGATAGCGGCGGTCAGGGTTGCTACCAAATGGCTGGTGTCGATGCTTTGAGACTTAATTGAACCATCTTCATTTAATGCATCTTTTTCACCATGAACTGCAATAGGACAAACTGCTGCGAGTTCATGGGCAATAAACCCCTCCCCGTCTGTATCGTCAGCTTTCCATTTGTAAGTGACAGGCTTGAGCAGGGCCACTTTAGCCAATGCTCCTGTCATCGGGGCAATATTATTTTTTAGGCGGTAGTCAGATGATGTAAGAAATGAGGTTGTTGAACCAGAAGATTGAACACCGCCAATCAAGCCATTACCGTTGCGAACTAACAAGTGGTAAATGCTATTGGTTCCAGTCCACCTTGCTTCCATGATGTTAGAAAATGAGTCACCATTTACTGAAAATGCAGGGGCGTTTCCTCCAACATCAGATGTCGAATTAATCAGCACCTTGCCGCTGGAGTCAATACGCATCCGTTCTGCGTTGTTAGTCGCCAACGTTATTGGCCCATTCATGGAGTTCAGCAAGTCCATTGCGGACGTTGCGGCTCGATTCACAACATAACAGTTTCCACCACTTGTCTGTAATCTCTGTGCTAAATCGCCACTGGCTTTATTTAAGTGCAAAAACTCTTGCGGCGAACCAGTACCAATCCCCACATTGCCGCTTTGGTCAATACGCATTCGCTCAAGGGGCTGGGTTGAATTATCGTCTAGTGCTTTTGTCCAAAAGGACACAGAGCCTCTTTGACCTGAGCCACCCTCTGCATTAAAAGTAATCCGCGAACCATTGATTGGGTTGGTAGAGTAGGACCCGCCGTAAGAAACGCCGTTAGTTGAACCGCTTGGGCCATCGGTGCGACCTTGGATGGTTGCAAAGTTATTTCCTGTTCCCGTAACCAAAACAGGCCCATGTCCGTTTGCGTATGTGCTTGGCGAAGTAGTGCCAATCCCCACGTCGCCAATTGAGGTAATCCGCATCCGTTCTGCGTTCGTGCCCGTCCCCGCCGATACTGTATCGAAAGAAAGATAACCACCCGAATCACCACCGCTTGTGGAGTTTAAGCCAGAAATCCTTGCGTTTTCTCTAGAAGTTCCTCCACCGTTTGGCCCATAAAAAGAAACATAAAACCCTCGACTAGCAGCGCCATTTCCTTGCATCTCAAGCCGCAAACCTTCAGCAGCAGACGATGACGCAGTTGTCGCCAAGCGCCGAATGTCGCCCGTCACGTCAAGCACATAAGAAGGCGAAGAATTACCAATACCCACGTTACCGGCGGAAGTAATACGCATAGACTCCGCGCCGCCTTCAGAGAAAGCAATGGTGTCAGCAGCGGGGAAGAAGATGCCTGTGTTGGTGTCGCCTGTAGTGGTGATGGCTGGGGCTGCTGCCGTTCCAGCTTGTACCGTTGTAACTCCAGTGGCAGATACAGTGGTAAATGCGCCAGTTGTAGGAGTCGTTGCGCCTACAGTGCCGTTGATGTTGATAGACGCTGTGCCAGTTAAATTAGTGACAACACCAGATGATGGAGTGCCTAATGCTGGAGTAGTTAAAACTGGGCTAGTCAGCGTCTTGTTTGTCAGCGTGTCGGTAGTCGCCCGACCAACCAGGGTATCTGTAGCCGCAGGCAGGGTAAGAGTCGTAGTGCCAGCTACCGCAGTCGCCTGCAACGTGGTAGTGCCTGACGTAGACCCAGAGATGTCAATTGCATTCGGTTTAAGCGTGACTGTAGTTGCCATGATTCGTCCTATTAAGGTGTGTTATTCGCGGAGATGTCGGAAAGCGCAGTAATCACTCCAGCAGAAGTCATGGATGCGATTGTAGTAGCACCATACTTAAACAGCAATTTCCCGCCTGACTCAACAATAGAAAAGTTTGTTGTTGCAACAGAGCCTGCGCTGCCAGTAGTGTTTTGATTTAGCGTGGGAATGCTCGCCCAAGTTGGCGTTACTCCAGTTCCAGAAGAGGTTAAAACTTGCCCAGATGTTCCTTGGCTGCCATCAAAGCTTGTTGTTCCCGTGACACTCAAATCAATAAAACTGCCATTTTTTGGAGTTGTGGCTCCAATTGTCATGTTGTCCATTGTGCCGACATTGATAGGAGCAATCTCTATTGCACCCGTTCCAGTTGGCTTCATGTGGACATGGCCCGTTCCAGTCGGACTGATGTCAATCTGCGCGTTTGACCCGTTCATATTGGTCGAAACATTGACTGAAACATTGTCTCCGCCGCCGCCGCCCATGCTGATTTGGGTTGTGCCAGCAGAGTTTTTTAACGACAAACCAGCAGAATTTGTGGCCTGAACTGCTGCTGTTGTAAGACTTGTAAGCGTTGCTGTGCCGCCAGTAATAGCTACAGAAGTAGCATTTTGAGTAGACATCGTGCCTAAGCCGCTGATGTCTGTAGTGCTTAGTGTTACAGCACCTGTACGGCCCGCTACAGATGTAACCAAATCTGTTGTGTCAATCTTCTGCCAAACAGAGCCATTGAACAGCAACCAATCGCCGATAACCCAATCCGTGATTCCATTCAGATTGGTAGAGCCAGAAGTGCCGACAATGTAGTAATGCCCTTGCGTACCAGTGCTAGATGCAAGTGTTGGCGTGTTTGTAGATGCGTTCCAAGTGCCTTGGTAACTCAATACACCAGTAACAGATGCCCAAGACAAAGCAGTGCCATTGGTGGTTAAATATTTGCCGCTATTCCCTGTTTGGCTAGGAATGAGCGCATTGATTTGCGCCTCTAGGCTTGCAATAGAGTCAAGAACTGACTGAGAAGTGCCGCCACCATTGGTGATGACCTTAATCTTCTCCGCAACATCCATTGGTACGACTTCGCCAGCATTGATTTCTGTGCCATTGCTTAAAACAATGGTTAAACTGCCATCGAAGTCAACAAATGCGTTTGTGACGCTTACGCCATCCGCGCCATCTGCGCCATCAGCGCCATTTGCACCCATTGGGCCAGTAGCGCCATCTTTTCCATTACGCCCAGGTGCGCCATCCTTGCCATTACGCCCATCTTTCCCATCTTTGCCGTTAGAAAGTGAGTTTGCTTTGGACTGAATCGTGCCGTTTAGCTCATCAAAACGTGCCTCAAGGTCTGTCTTGATTTTTTTCAAGCCTTTGATGACAGCTTCTACGCTTTTGCCAATGCTCTCACTGCGCGCCTGATTAACCTTCTGAGATGCAGCATTTTGCAACGCAACAGCCATTGCCATCTGCTCTTCAGCAGACATTTTGCTTACTTCTTCAAGAATGCTCATTACTGCAATTCCGTGGTGATGCGGTTAAGGAAGTCTTGTTCCATTTTTGAGTTTTTATCCTGCATCTGCAACTCAACAATCTTGGACTTGTTCTTGATGTCAGCCTCTTTGAGCATCAATTCAGCGATTTTCACCCGCTTATCGAACTCAACTTGATTGGCATCAGACTGTTGAGGAAGGTTTTTCGTAGCAGCAGCCAGTGCTTTTGCTTGCAATTCCTGTGGCATAAGCTGCGCTTCGGTGTTGAGCTTGTTAGCCTCTGCACGATTCTGCTCTGCTTGAGTCGTATTGACCGCAATCTGCGCCTGAGCAGCCTGAAGAGCCAATTGCGTCTTCATTTGCTCCATTTGCTGCGCCTGCGGGTCAGCTTGGCTCATTTGGTCAAGGGCCGCAATCATCTCAAAGCGATTACTCAGGCTGGAATTCTGGATGATGCCCTTCAAAATGATAGGCAAAACAGGTGTATTCGGGCCAAGAGTCTGTAGCAGACCGATAAACTGCTGTTGCTCATGCTCACGGGCAATGATTCCCAGCGTAGCAGTCGGCAAAAAGTTCATGTCCACAGAGGGATAGCGCTCTGGGTCAAACTGCATAAAGCGGAAAGCCGCCTTATTGATGAACGGGATGAGAAAATCCTCTTGGAAGTTCACCAAAGTGCGCTTATACCGCTTGATGATGGACGCAACAGCCATCGACATACCGCCTTGGCCCATGTCACGCGCACCATTGGACACCATTCCCTGTGAATCCAGCGTTCCAGTGCTTTGCAGCAGCATACGCTCAAAGTCTTTGGCAGTGGCGAGGTTGTTGCCATCCGTATTACCAAACTTAAACGGCATCAAAATCTCTGATGGATTGCCATTTGTCAGGAAAGCCTTTCCAGGCTTGACCTCAAACTTGGCTCCACGAGGCAGACGAGTCGCATCTACCGCAATCATGGGTGATGTAGTCAGTGCCAGCGAGTCCAAATGGCTGCGAACCTGTGCGTCAATAGCTTTCTGCATATTGAACGCTTTTTCCACAGTGCCACGACCCAGCAGACGATTCGGAACCGTATCATCTTGATAGGCCAAGACAGGGCGGTCTTTCATCATGTATGGGTTTTCTTCTGCTTTGAGCAGCAACCCATTGTTCGCAATGACTACGATTGCCTCTACCATGTCTTGGTATTCTTCAGCAACAGAGTCTTCAGGGAACAGGACTTCAACTTCCTCGTTCACCTTTTTCAGATACTCTCGTGGAACCAGACCGTAGTAGGTTAGAAGCACTACTTTTTCATCTTGGAACTGCACAACTTCTTGAGTTGGCTCAAGGTCTGTGTCATCGTAAGTCGGAGTGATGTTGACCTTGCGATAGATGCCACGCTCAATGCCACGCACAATTTTGTGGATAGAGACATACTTCTCAATGGCAACGCCCATGCAGTCATCGACTGATGTGCCATTCGGGTCAAACAAGAAGTTCTTGGGATTGACAGGAACAATTTTTACGCCAACACGCTCTTTTTCGATAACGCCAATGGCAGCTTGCCCTGGCTGACCTGGAATCGGCTGCGTAGAAGGAATGAATTCCTTTTCCATGCTGACAACAATTTCACCGATGCCAGTTCCATAGATTTCAGCCATTAGCTCAATCTGGTCAATAGACTTGCGGATTTTGTCCTTCTTGAAGTCTTCCATCATCTGCGCCTTGAGCGCAGCAACATCAAGTGGAGTGCCGTTCACATCCTTGATGTCATCCTCAATGTCGAAGAACTCGCCCTGACCAAAGATAGCTTCCATGATTTCCGCATGGCGCGTCTCGACTGCTTGCTGGGTGGCAGGAGTCACGATACGGCTACGCTCAGAGTCACGAGTTTTATCTTCAGCAGCCCATTCGCCACGGAAGATACGCTCGTACTCTAGGTAGTCATCAAGAAAGTTGGTATTACGATAATCACGCCAGCGGTCGCAGTGGTCTGTGATAAAAGCGACTAACTCCTTGTCTTCGGGAGTCGGCTCATAGAAATCGTTTTGGTCAAGTTTTGCCATCTATATTCCCGAAATAACGTCCATCGGTGCCCATTCTTCATCGTCTTCATCCTGCTCATAGTAGGATGTTACGGCTAGTTGGTCAATGTATGCAAGACTATCTGGCAAGTCATCATGTACGCCTTGCGCTGGGAACATCAGGAGTTGGTCGATGAAAACATCCCAATCCTTTTCCTTGTTCAGAATGATGCGCCCATGTTCAAAGCGTCCTTGGAGACTCCAGATAATTCTGTCCGTCTTTTTCCGATTGCCGTGGGTCAGGTCAACTATGTGGGAATATACATTATTTTTCCGCATCAAATCCGACAAGTACGGTAAAACAGCGTTTTTTAACGCTCCTCGCTCAATTCCAACACTAATTGGGCGGTAATCCCGCATCTTCATCACGATTTTGGCAGCAGTCTCACGGATGTCCCACCGTCCGTGGTCAATCTCCTTGACAAACCATTTGCCGTCTTCAGTGACCTTAACAACGCAGATTGATGTCTCGTCTAGTCGCTTTTTTGCGTTAGCAGCTTGTTTAGCCACTTCTTCAAAGCCCGCCAAGTCGATTGCAATGAAGTAACTACCGTGTTCAGGTTCAACGCCATATTTTATCCATTCATCCTTGAAGGTATCGCTACCAGCATTGTCAAAAGAAGCCAAGTATTCTTGCTTAAAAGCGAAGCTACTCAGCGTTTTCTTAGCAGACTCAATCTCGTCAGGGTCAATCAGCGGATTGTCCTTGGTCGTGAAGTGCCAAGACTTCCAATCATTATCTTCTTCTTTCTGGCCTAGCTTAAACAAGTCATAGAACCAGTTGCGCCCCTTGGGAGTGCCAATGAAGATAGCGCGCCCCTTCTTGTCCGACAGAGAAGCTCGGATAACCTGCTCCCAGGCTTCGGGCTTGATGTCCGCAACCTCGTCAAGCACAGCGTAAGTCAAGCTCACACCGCGCAGCGTATCGGGTCTATCAGCGCCACGGACGTAAATCTTGGCTCCGTTAATCATGGTGATGTCCATGTTGTTCACATGGGAGTTAGCAATGACTTCCCTGCCAATCTCCATCAGTACGTCCCAGATAATTTGACGTGCCTGTCCCTGCGTTGGAGCCACATACAGGACTGCTGAACCCGCAGGACATTGTAACGCCTCAATAATGAGTGCGGTAGCTGCCAAGCGAGATTTTCCACACCGCCGACCAGCAGCAACGACCTTAAACCGCGACTTGTCAGTAAAGACCTCGCGCTGCCAGGGAAGCAGACTAAAGTTAAGGTCAGACATCAATCACCTCTTCGTTGACACGGTTGACAATAGGAGTGTCGCCAATACCAGTGATGTTGATAGTCACAGCAGACCTAGCGCCCTTGTCCTTCTCAAACATAGACACAGGCAGCGCCCTATCCATACACATCTTGAGCGCAGTTACCTGACCTGGGTGCTCATCGTTAAGAGCAATCTCAATCACCTTGCTAACAACATCCTTGCCAGACGCGCTAATCATCATGTCTTTCAACTCTTTGATACGCTGTGATTCAGTCTTAGGAAGCACCGCAGGAGGATTCTTTGCAAACCTCTCTAAAGTCATCTTTTTCATCTTTATCCTTTCGGAGACCTGTGCCATAATCAATCGGGGCCATCATCCAGCCCTTGGGAAGGCAGGCAGCTTACCAACCCAGATAAACGTAGCGAGTCTATCAGCAACTCTATTAGCTAACAAGCAAACGGGTGCAACAGGTAGAGCCTAACAAGGTTAGCTTAGATAAACAAGGTGCTGCATCTCTAATGAGATTCCCCCCAGTGGATGCCATAGTTCGCGTGAATCTTTAACAGGTCTATCAACTAGACTTCGTTGCACTCAGCATAGTTCGTCTGCTTAATTCATAGGATGGTCTCTTCTTCTCATGCGGAAGTTCTAGCTAGTTTAGTGGCTAATTCTGCTTTTTCGGTAGAGAGGAGGCTCCATCAATTTCTCACACTCACACCGCACCCCTCCCCCCCCCATCACTCACACCACACACGCATGATTACATTATGTGAACCATGCATATGCGTGACATAGGGCAAGCATTGTTGCGTTTCACATGGTGAAATTCTGCATGGGCAAATCTGTTTGCGTTTCATAATGCGGGAAGGGTATGCACCTTTATTGCCATACCTAATTGCTTCCCATCTGGCTCTATCTGGCTCCATGAACTGGCTCCATCTGGCTCTATCCAACTATAGTACCATTACTTATTAACTGGATAAAAACACATTAGGGTTTTGGAGGGGTCTTATAAATCAACGACTTACAAACCTTGGCACGATTCTATTATGCTATTACTGTGAGAGGGTCAGAATTTCGCCTCTCTTTATCGCCCGCAAGGGTTTTTAGCATCAAAGGACATCACCATGCAAAGCAAAGTAAACCGCGACGAGTACATCCAATTTTTCACTAAATGGATTTTCTACCAATTCGATAGGCCATCTAATCGGATTCGCAACATCCTACTGATTAGCCAAGTAAAGAAAATCGTTACAGACGACGACGAGGCCGCATATTGGGGCGATAGAGACTGTTGGCCAATGCATGGCCTTGCCAGTGATGCAATGAAGGCCAAGGCTATTGAAGCAATTACCGCATAAGGACCACACCATGACATTGCATAACATCGAAAAGAGTGCATTCCGCAAGGGCGAATACGTTGGTTATGGTGGCGGCAAGGTGTGGCACATCCGCAAAACCAATTGCAGCCATGCAAACTGGTTTGCCCACAATCGCGACAAGTACAACGAACAGTTGTGGGCCATGCGTCTCGCCGATATACAAACACAATTGGAGACACTCAAACCCCAATAGCGCACTCTGTAAGCCTCACGGGTTGGGGCTTACGGGTTTGCACTGTTGCAAACTGTTTTGCCCTTCGGGGTTTTTATGGAGAAACCATGTACACGTTCAATATTGAAATTACCGACACATTCGGCGGAGAAGCAAATTATTCTTGGGTACGCCGATACACCTACAAAGCCAAATCGTTTCAAGGGGCTATCGTAAAGCTCGCACGGGAATATGGAAAGGGCTGGACTAAGCAAATCGAATGCGGCGACTACTGCCAATACAAATTAGCCAATGCTTGCATTACCGCATTTGTAACAATTCAGGACTAAGGGGAACAATATGAATATCTCAGAACATGCCCGCATTCTTTACGCTTACTTGGCCCGATTGACTACCAAAGACCTGGAGGCCATATTAGAGGCAGACAAAAAATGTTGGCTTGCCTCACAAAACAATGGCATCACTGAACAGATTAAACGCCAGAATGAATATATGGGTGTAGTCCTGGACGCTATGGGCAACATGATGGCCCACGATAAAGACATCATCACCAAAATTGTGACCGACATTGTGAATCGGGAGGCAGCATGAAAACAGAAATGAAACCCTTAGAGTGGCAAGAATTGTGGGACGCTATGGGCGCAAACCCTAGCGAATGGATACCTACAACAGAGGCCATGTATTGGCACATGTTGGAGGTTTTGCCTCCGCGCAAAATGATAGGACGGAATTTTCTAGTAGGCGAGGCAAATGAACATAACGCAGAGGGCGAGGCCGTATACGCAGGCTTTACGCAATTCGGCGACACATATAAGGCCAAGAATCTGACCCTTGCAGAATTTATGGCAGAGCATGGATATATCCCTAAAAAAGAATTGAGGTAATAGCATGATTTACATCCAGCGCAAAGGTGACGGATACCTAGAAACCATTGACGAATTCAGCACATGGAAAGAGGCGCGGGCCATGCTCGCAGAATATTGTTTCTCTGACGTTCGTGCTAGGTATTACCTTAGCAGCCGCGCATGCAAAGCATGGAGGGCCACTGTATGAAAACCCTATTATCATTCTTTCAGTGCCTGATTATCGCAGCGACTATCGGCGCACCTTTTATAATCTACTTTTGGACTATGAAACCATGATTTACGCAATTCTTGCAACATTGCTGCGACTACTCAAAAAGTAGACCATTCGCACCATTAAGACCCTTCGGGGTCTTTTTTTATGCCCATCAAACGCATCAGAACGGCCTACAAGCCGTTTTTTTCGTCTGTCTGTACCATTCCTAGCCATTCGGTTAAATCTGCGTCAGGGCGGTAGCCTAAATTCCACAAAACTTGCATGGCATCTAGGCAAGCATTAAATCCCCTTGTCGTACATCCATTCCCAGCAGCCAATAGAATCATTTTCTCTTCGGTTTTCAGTTTGCGGAGAAAGTTAGTTGCGCTGGGTTCTGTAGGTCTAACCATTTGCCCACTCATACCATTGGTTTATAAATACTTTCAGGTCATCCAATGACGCACCTATCTTTCTATATTCGCCTGATTTACTGATACATAAGACTGAATTAATAACTGTCTCAGTATCAGTATTACCAATAATCACACACACTGTAAACTGCTGCTGCTTGGCAAGCGTTTTCAATAGTATCTCTTGCCCTTGGCTAAGGTTTTCTCCTTGGCGTTTCCATTCACCAACGAAAAACTTACCCTTGCGCTCGATAATCATGTCCAAATCACTTGGCAGGAGTTGGGGGTTTGATTCAATCATTCCCTCAAAATCCCCAAAATCGACATGGGCTGCGCTTGCGCTACGCATTGCCCTCATTCGACTGCCCTAATCATATCTAGGGCTGCTTGGGGACTGTCAACCCTGCACAATGTGCCGCCCTTCCAGTTTTGGAAAAAGTCGGCTTGCAGGCCCGTAAAACGGGCTTTAGAGTCGGTTTTAATTTCCATGAGGAAAGTCCAGTTTTTATAGCCTACGAGCAAGTCTACGGGTAGGCCAATAATCCAGACATATGCGCCTGCATCCCGTAATGCCTGAACAATCTCTTTTTGATTTTCATCGACCCTTGCTGCGCGTCTCATTGATGGGCCTCCTTTTCTTGGCTCAATATTTCATCTCTGGTTTTTGTCCATAAGCCATTGTGGAAAACCACTTCAGAACATTGCTCTTTTAATGCTTTCTCTGCTCCTTTTATGAACTCGGGCAAATTCTCATGGGATTGAACCATTTGAGTAACTTCCAGCTTTCCTGTTGCGTCAACAGCCTTTACCATGTAATAAGGGCCATTTACACCAATCCATTCCATGGGAAGTTTATTAAATGTAACTATCATTTTTTCATCTCCTGTAAAACATGGGCCTTGATGCCCCTAAATAAATCGTCCTCATCCATTCGCTGCACTTCACGCCAAGCCCATTCCTTCCATTCCTGCAAACGGCATAGGCGCACCATCTCAGCAAATGTTGCTGCGCGGATTTCCTCTTGGTCAAACATTGTTTGTTATCTTCTTTCTGAGTGCCGCCAGTTGTGCCCGTATCTCAGGCGGCATCGGCTTGGTTGCGGGCTTGTTTTCAATGGCTGTCGGATGCGGAATTGACGGGCCATTGCTGCACAATTCCTTGAACTTCAGCGCACTAGGCGGAAAATTCGGGTCGCAACAATTGATGGCGTAGTCCATCCGTGGTCGGTAAGTTAGATAGATGCCAAGCTGATTTATCCATTCCTGGCGAATCATCTGTGGGTCTATTCCGTCCCAATGCCGGAGAAATGTCGCACCATAGACTGCATTCAGTCTGGCAAAAACGTAATCAAAGCCTGAATCAGAGCTGCAAAAGTCGGTCATTGTCCACCTCCACTGGTTTAGCCCAAAACGGCTTGGGCGCTGTCAAGCCGCGAGTTAACTGGTGCATATTGTTTTGCGCCTTCTGTGCTGGAGTCATTTTTTCCTCCATCCACTCAGCCTTAAAACCTGCCCAACCTCTTGCACAACAGGTTTCCAATGCTGTCTGTAAACTTACACCAGCTTTCTTTGCCTCACGCTCTATGCCATCCAATGCTGTCTGCGTGACTGCTGCTTTCTTTTCTTTCCTCAATTTCAACCAATCCTGCCAAACTGATTCCGTCACGCCGAATGGCGGGGCGACTGTCTTTGTATTCTTTGGTTTCTGGTTAGTGGTTAATGGTTCTTGGTTAGGTGGCGGTTCGTTTACGGGTTGTCCACGATTCGTGTTTTTTTCTTTACGCTTCGTTTCACGCTCAATGGCAATCCGCTTGTTGGTGTCTGCTTTTGCATGGTACTCAAGCAATTCCTGAAGTATGCGGTCTTGCACATAACATCCATCCTTATCCAGCGTAAAAAATCGACTCAAAACAAATTTGACCGCTTCAACCTCACCTTCAGTAGATGCCCAAGACCATTCAATGGCCTCTTGTAATGTAGGAAATCGTTCACGGTCATAGCACGAATCTAATAAAAGCGTGTACGCTCCGTGTTGGAGCATAGTCAATCGACCAGTTTTCTTGGCATAGTCGCCAATATTTTTCTTATAGTAATGCACGGATTGCCTCCCGCACATTGACGTTAGTCAAGTTTACAAAAGCCGCCAATTCATCCAATTGTTGCGGAGATAGACAAAACCACTCGCCTCGCAAGTTGTCTTCTTCATATCGTTTGTGTAAAAACTTTTCTATTTCATCTGCTTTTGGAGTTCGAATTCCAGCCCATAAATACAAGTGAAAAGGGCATCCAGATTGCAAATTTGACAACCTTTGTTTTACCGATTTGGTTTTGCCAATCTTTATGTAATCAAGTTCACGGGTTGCAAAAACATAAACTACTGGCAATTTATGTATTTTTACTCCTAGAACAAAGTCGCTCGGCTCATGATGGAACCATTTCATTTTTAAGTCCTAAAAAAAAAGACTTAGGCGGAACTCTCACCGTTTCCGGTGTTGGCGGACTGGGCAATACCAGCAGAGTTCCATCTAAGTCTTATTGCTATTTCCCCGCCAAGGGATACCTAAATTCTACACCTATTCCTTCGCAAGCTCAAGCGCCCTAGTCAGCAGGGCAATTGTGGCAGCGTCCAGGTCATCAGCAATGTTGTACTCGCCAGCAAGCTCAATGGCTTGGCATAGCAGGATTTCTGCGCTCTGAAGTTCAAGTTCATCCATAGTCATCCTACAAGCCTAGCACAATTTTGAGATAAAAAGTATAGGGAAAACCCCTAGAAGAAAAGCATAAAAGCTGCGATAAGATGCAGTCACCGCAAGCAAAGGGCAAGCGGATTTATTGACCCAGAAAGGTTTTTTATGACACACACATCATTCCGAGAGTTAGTCAGGCAAGAGCTATCAAGCACCACATTTTGCTGCTATTGCTTAGAGCCGCAAGGCAGCAAGTACCACTGCTGTCAAGAGAACCACTTTGTACCATTCACCGACCTGTATCCCGATGACCAGGAAGACATCCTGAGCTACGAACTAGAAGAGTACGAAGGAGTTGGCAAATGACACTTCAGGAAAAGTATGACCGCAGTTTCTTCCCAAACATTGGAGATGCAACGCTTGAAGAGTACCTGCCGCAACTTGTTGCCATAGCAAAAGCAGCCAATGAGAAGTCGTTTGAAGCTCACGCTAACCTAAGAAAAGCCCAAGAGGATTGCATAAAAGCCGTACAAGAACGGGAAAAGGCCGATAGCGAGAGAACTTACCTTCAATTTATTCTTGAGCGCAACAGAATAAACGAAGAACTTTCAAAAAGATGGGGCAACAAATGACTGTACACACAAACATCCGCGAAATCAAATGGGACAGCCTTGGCAACGGGCAACCTACATTTCTCAGCGTGGAATACGAATGGGACACAGATATGAACACCTTGGTAGTCTTTTCTGTTTGCCACGCAGGACTTGAGTGGATTGACTACCTAAGCGACTCAACACGCGAACACATCACTAACCGCATTTCCGAAAGGCTTGAAGATGACCACTGCGAATAAAGAAGCTGACCGCATCATTGCTGATGCAGAAGAAGCTGCACAGCGTTACGGCGCAAAAGACCCAGCAGATAGGCTGGCCTATCAAGTCGGAGTGCTGCAAGCCCATATCCGTGGCTTGTGCCATGAGGCGCAGTACAACTCTGACGAGCTGAAGAAGCTCCAGCAGGAAATCTTGTGGGAGCGTAAACAATGATTACATCAAACAACGCAGAGGAAATCATTGACGATTGCAAAAGCAGACATAACCCTGCCATTTATCTAGAAATTTATATAAAGCATCTTTGCCGCTGGATAGAAATCCAAGATGAGCGTATCGAGTGGCACAAAGAACAACTGAATCAAATTTATAAGGACGCAAAATGAAAGAGATAGCAACAGCACTGGTCAAAGCACAAAAGGCTTTTGGCCCTGCACTCAAGACATCGACTAACCCACACTTTCGCAGCAAGTATGTGGACTTGTCAGGCTGCATCGAGGCAGTCATTGACAGCCTCAACAGCGCAGGGATTGCGCTTGTGCAGCGCACCTTTCAGGACAGCACAGGCGTGACAGTAGAGACTGTTTTTATCCATGAGTCTGGCGAAGTTCTGGAGTGCGGCAAGTTGCACGTTCCAGCGGGCAAGCAAGACCCGCAGGGGTATGGGTCAGCTTTGACCTATGCACGGCGCTATAGCCTCATGGCGGCCTGTGGGATAGCTCCAGAGGACGATGATGGCAATGCAGCATCTCGCGGCCCTCGCATTGCAGCAGCAAAGACTGAATTGGTGTCACCAGGGCAAACGAACAAACTTGCTGTAGTGGCGCAGGCAATCAATGAGCGCATGGCAGCAGATGATGCTATCGGCGCTCTTGGTGAGTACCAAGGCATCGTTGATGCTGAGGAAAAAGTAGCACTGTGGGGAATGCTTGACAGCAAGACCCGTAGCGCAATCAAAAAGCAATCTGAACTTTCAAAGGGTTAAAAATGGCAAAGTTATACGAAGTGACCGTTGTCAACGGTAAGTACACCAAAGATGGTGTTGAGAAAAACAACTACCAAAAGATTGGCAGCATCATCGAGACAAAGAATGGAAAGCAGTTGAAGCTGGACTCCATTCCTGTGATTGAAGGCGGCTGGAATGGCTGGGCTTACCTCAACACTCCGAAGGCCAAAGATGGCTTTCCGAAGGACGATGGTTTTCCAAAGGATGATGATTTGGATTCCATACCCTTTTAATTTTCGGGAGGGAAAGCAAGGGTATCGATTCGCAGTTGCCGCCTGAGTTAGTACCTCCCACCTTTTTGGCGTATAATAATTTATCATTTAACACCAGGTAAATTTTATGATTACTCAAGAGCGTCTAAAAGATTTGTTTGACTACCAAGACGGGCAATTAGTTAGAAAAATTAGTCGAGGAAGAGGAGAAAAAAGCGTTAGATGGAAAGCTGGGACTCCGTTGGGTCACTCATCAAAAAATGGATATAAATTAGCAGGCGTGGATTATGTTTTATATAAATTGCACAGATTGATTTGGCTTTGGCATTACGGAGAATTTCCTGAAAACCATTTAGACCATATTGACGGGAATCCAGCAAATAATCGCATTGAAAATTTAAGAAATGCAACAGATTCCCAAAATATGCAAAATCAAAGAAAAGCCAGAATCAACAATAAACTAGGAATCCAAGGAGTTTATAAAGTAAATAACCGCTTTAGGGCTGTTTTAACAACAAAAGGCAAATCTAAGCATATTGGGTATTTCCCAACAGCGGAAGAGGCGCATCAAGCCTACATAATGGAAAAAAGAAATTCTCACAGTTTTTCAACTATTTAGTAAAAATATTATGTCATACACATATTTAGAAAATGAAATTATTATTTGGGCTACGCAGCGCAAAATCATTCCTAACAGCAACCCTCAGACTCAGCTTTTGAAGGCCGTGAGCGAGCTTGGAGAGCTTGCAGATGCCACCATCAAGAAGCAGCCTGAAAAGATTGCTGATGGGGTTGGTGATGTGATGGTTTGCCTCATTGTTTACTGCGCCCTACAGGACATCAACCTAGTTGATTGCATGGAATTGGCTTATGAGGAAATCAAAAATCGCAAGGGAACGTTGCTTTCCAATGGCGTGTTTGTGAAGGATGAGACATGAAAAAAGAACAAATTCTTGGAGCG